GATCTCCGGCGCCGCCTACTTCGACACGCTCGGCTACCTGCTGTCCAACATTTTCGGGGATCTGACCTACTCGGGCACCTACACCGGCAGCGGTACAACAACCCTGTCGTCGCAGGCAACGGCGGGCGCGACGTCGATCTCGACCGTGGCGTCGATCTCCAACGGCACCCTGATCCAGATCTCCACCGACAACTCTGCCGAGGTCCGCCTCACCACGGGTGTGTCCGGCGGCGGCCCGTTCACCGTCACCTTCACGACCCCGCTGGCCCGCACGCACGCGGCGGCGCAGGTGGTGCGCCCGATCACCACCCCGTACACGCAGACCTACAACGTTTTGAACTCCGGCAACGGGCAGTCGTCGTCGCTGACGATCACCGATTTTCAGGGGACCGTCACGTCGACAGGCACCCGCCAGTACACCGGCTGCTGCCTGTCGGAGCTGAACCTCAAGGGCACCCCGGCAACCTCGGCGATCACCTACGACGCAACGGGGCAGGGCTGGCCATCGGCGTCGGCAACCGCGTTCACCCCGTCGATCTCGACGGTGGCGCCGCAGGCGGCGTGGGAAACCCAAGTCGGGCTCAACGGCACCGTCGGCGGTGCGCAGATCAAAACCGTCAACGACTTCTCCCTGTCGATCAAACGTGAGCTGCAGATCTACTACACCGGGCAGAACCTGGCGGTGCCGTACCAGATCGTGCGCGGCCGGCTCACCGCGTCCGGCTCGTTCAACTTTGTTGCCGCGGATGACACGGCGCAGACGTACCTGACGTCGAACACGCAGCCCCAAATGCAACTGATCATCTCCAATGGTCTGTCCGGGGCGTCGCTGCTGTCGCTGCAGGTCGACGCCCAGCAGTGCGCATTCACCACATCGAAGATCTCGCGCGGCAACGTCGCGGTGGAGTTCGCAACCGACTGGGACGCCATCGCCAACACCACCAACGTCGGATACTCCGCCGGATACGGCCCCCTGTCGATCACCATGCAGAACGCGGTCGCCGCCAACGGCTTCTAACCAGGAAATGAGACCGAATGTCGGAATGCCAGACGATCATGCTGCCGTCCGGGGGGACCGCGACCCTGCGCGCCCCGGAAATGCTGCGCGGACGCGACAAGTCGATCGTGCGCAGGCGGGCCGCCGCCGCGCAGGCCGAAAACGCGCAGGAACTCGGGGTGGTCGTTGAGGAGGAGATCGCCCGGGTGCTCGTGCAGGCGTGGGATCTGCCGTACCGGCCGGGCGCCGGGCTACCGGTCGACGACCAGGACGCGTGGGATGCGTTGACGATCGCCGACCAGGACGCGATCGTCGCCGCCGCCCGGCCCGCCATCCCGATCATCTTCCCGCCGCAGGCGACCCCGGACGACGCCGACATACCGGGTTCCCCTACCGCGCCCACCAGCGGCTAGTCGCGATCCTTTCGGGCGCGGGCGAGGTCCGGCCACCGGCGTCGGACTATGAACGGCTGCTCGACGAGGCGTTGCGCTACCACCGGTGGGCGGAGAAGGGCTGGACGTCGGCGATGGTCGACGAGGAGCGGGCGGTGCTGATGGACGCCTACGACGTCATCGACGCGGCAATCATCGACGCCCGGGAGCGGGTCGCCGCGCATCAGGCGGCCCGTGACCGTGCGGCGCGGCACCTGCGCGGCTAGGCGGTCGCGGTGGACGGGATACAGGGCGTGGCGGAGGCACGGGCCGCGCTACGGCGGCTGGCCGCGTACGTGGATGTGGCGGTCGGTGACGGGGTCGGGCAGGTGCTGTCACAAACGTCGCGGCAGGCCCGCGCCCACCTGTCGTTGGGCTGGCACACCCGGGACACGCCGACCGGGTCGCGGCCGGGTGAACCGCCGTGGCGGATCTCCGGCCGGCTGTCGCGGTCGATGCACATCGAGCGGGCCCGCCGCACCGGGGCGGGCCGCTGGTCGGGGACGGTCGGCCCGGCCGGTGTCGTCTACGCCCGTATCCAGGAACTGGGCGGCGATGCCGGGCGGGGGCACCGGTCGCACCTGCCGGCCCGGCCCTACCTGAAACCGTCGGTGCGCATCGTCAAACCGACGATCCGGCGGACGTTTATCGTGCGCTACCTGCGGGCGGTGCGCGCGGCGCTGCACTGAGGTCTGCGGGAGGTACGTGGCCGGCGAATACCTGCCCCCGATCACCCAAGAGTTCCGCGGTGACGCGTCCAACCTGCTCAAGTCGATCGCCGAGGTGGACGCCGCCTACGAGGGCCTCGGTAAACAGTCACACAAGACCTCGGAGGGGATCGGCAAAGACGAGAAGGAGTCGGGGAAAGCGGTCTCCGATTTCCAGCGGCTGCTCGGCGACAAACTCAAGGAGGGTGAGACCGGCCTTGAGGCGTTGCAGCGGGAGTTGACGGACACCCGCACGAAGGTGACCGGTCTGCGGGATGACCTGAGACGCACCGGCAACATCGAGATCTTCGGCGACTTGAAACAGGCCGAGGCCGATCTCAAACACCTCGAAGGCTTCATGAACGACATGAAGCCGAAGATCGACCAGAAGGCTCACAGCCTGGGCGTGTCGGCCGGTGACGAGTTCATCCGGGGCCTGCCGTTCGGGATCGGCGCCGGGGCGATGGCGCTGGGTAAGGCGTTCGTCAAACTGTTCGGTGGTGTCGGCCCGCAGGTTGTGCAGGAGGCGGAGAAGCTCGGGGTGAAGGCCGGGCAGGCGCTCGGAGACGGTGTCGCGTCGGCAGGTGACGCGCTGGCGCAGGATGTGCCGGCACTGTTCACCCCGGAGGGTGCGGTCGGTGCGGCGATCGTGGTGGTGATCGGCACCATGTTGGCGCCGGCCATCGCCGGGGCGGTTGCCGCCGCGGTCACCAGCGCGGTCGGTCTCGGGGTTCTCGGGCTGGGCGCGTACCTGACCAAAAACGATGCCGGGATCAAGGCCGCGGCCGGGCGGCTGAAAGACGATGTGCTGGGGGTGTTCACCTCCGGCGCGTCGGTGCTGCTCACCCCGGTCGAAGAGGCGCTGCAGAAGCTGGACGGGTTTTTCAAGTCCGGTGCGTCGCACATCACCGCCCTGTTCTCGGCGGTCGCCCCCGCGGTCGCCCCGGTCGAGTCGATGTTCGAGTCGATGGTGTCATCGATCGGCCCGGCGCTGGTCAATGTGGCGCGCACGTTCACGGAGGTGTTCTCCGACCCGTCGTTCCAGTCCGATGTGAAGGGGCTCGGGCAGAACATCGCCGCGTTTTTCGACACGATCGCCCGCAACAAGGACGCGGTCGAGATCAGCCTCAAAGTGATCATGGGTTTGTTGTCTGAGGTGTTGGGCATCCTCAACGTGTTGATCAACACGGCGGGGAAGCTCACGGCCCCGTTGAGGTGGGCCGACGGCCTGATCAACGGCGGTAACCAGACGAAAGCCGTGTGGCACGACGCCACCGACTCGCTGAGTTCGTTTGTGGCGGTCACCGAAAAGGCCGCCCCCAGCGTCGAGCAGCTCACCCAGAAGCTGAACGCGCAGGTGGTCACCGCCGACACGCTCGCCGGGCAGATGACCGACAAGCTGGTCAACTCGGTCCTCAACAGCCAGATGGCGGAACTGCATTTCCAGGAGGCGCTGACCAAGGTCACGAAGACGTTGCACGCCAACCACGACGCGCTGAAGATCACCACGGCGGCGGGGCAGGCGGACCGTGAGGCGATCCTCGCCGTGGTCCAGGCGAACCTTGCCCAATACGACTCGATGATCCAGGTCGGTGTGTCGGCGAAGGACGCCGCGGCGGCGTATGACGCCAACACGAAGGCGCTTGAGACCCAACTCCGCAAGGCCGGCCTGCTGCCCAGCCAAATCAACTCGATCATCGGCGCGTACAAGAACGTGCCGGACAAGGTGAACACGACGATCGCGCTCCAGGGCCTCACCGACGCGATCAACAACCTGGACAACCTGCTGCGGCGGCTAAACGGTCTGCCGCCGCTGACGACGGTCACCGTGCACGCGAAGGTCATCGCCGACAAGCTGCCCGACTATGTGCACCGCGGTACAAGTATCGCGTTCGCGCAGGGTGGGGTGGTGCGGGCGGCACAGGGCCTGGTGTCGGGAATACTGCCGCCCCGCAGCCCGGGGACGTTGGTGCTGGCCGGGGAGCGGGGCACCGGCGGTGAGGTGTTCATGCCGCTGCGCGGGATCAACCCGGCACGGGCCATGAGCCTCGCGCAGGTCGCCGGGGACGCGTACGGGTTCGACGCGGTCCCCCGCGGCCGGTCGTACGCCTACGCCGGGGCGGGCGGGGTGTCCACGGTGGTGGTCCCCGTCTATGTGGGCGGGAAGTACATCACCACCGTGCACGCCGACCTGATGCAGTACAGCCAGCGGTTCAAGGCGCGTACCGGCTCCACCGGCCTCACCTGATTGAGGGGGTGGGGCTGGTGGCGCTCGCCTCGTGGCGGCCGGCGCTGTGGGTCAGCGTGGCGTTCAACGCCAACCCGAACGACCCGAGCATCCTGCCGAGCTGGTCGGACCTGTCGTCGCCGTATTTTGTTGCGGCGAACACGATCCAGCGGGGCCGGCAGTACGAGTTGGGCGTCAACCAGGCGTCGCAGCCGACGTTTTCGTTCCTTGACCAGTCGGAGTATTTGAACCCGGCCAACACATCCAGCCCGTTCTACCCGCTGGTGGTGCCGCTGCGGGAGATCTTGATGCAGGCGATGTGGCCCAACCAGGCCACCGGAAATCTGATGAATA